GGTATTTGTCTCTGTGCAACATAAAATACTGCATCTGCACTAGCTGTACCATTAACAGTATAAGTGCCATCTCCATTATTAGTAAGTGTAACACCATTTTTCGTCTGTGTCTGTGCGGTTGGATTTAGCAAGTTAACACAAGTATTGTTTGTTAAATCGCTATTTATCCGTGAGATATCCTCTTTTGCCTGATCTAAAGTAGTTGCAACAGGAACCAAACTCTTAACAGACCCCAATGTGATTCCGTTCTGTACTACTCTAGCAACAGATACGAAGATTTCAACTGCTCCATCTCTGAATGTATCTTCTGCAATTGTTGCACCTGGTCCCGCAACTGACTGAACAAATGTGTCACACAACTGCGCTGATTCATCATCTGTGTATAGACGGAATCCAACGATATAATAGCTAGTTGTTCCCTGTGTACCTGTTGGAATTGTCCACTCAACAACATCGCCATTGTCAATCTGAACCCTGCGACCTTCACGAGTCACAAGAACACCATCTTCGCAACGAATTGTAGAATTATCCACAATCGACACCGCCATTTTTGAGCCAACATTCAGAATCTGTGTTTTCTCTCCAAAAGTGCCTGCCTGATAGTCTGAATCCTGACTTGCTTGAATTGGACTAAACAAATTTCCTGTAATTAAATTAACACTCATTAGTTTTCTCCTTTAACTTTGTACTCATATTGAATCAAACCGCCTTGTACTTTGCAGATTTTTGCTACAATCGGTTTGACAAGTTCTGATTTGTCTGGGAATATGCCCTTGATGATATCCCCAACCTCTAACACTTCGCCTTTCGGTGGCTTGATTTCCATCGTTTTGTGACTTGCAAGCTCTTTCAATCGTTTCTTGCCATTGTCAATCAAATCATCCCTACTTTCTGCGCTAGAGAAATCATAGAAAGCCATTCTCTCCTCAAAGCCTGTGTAATATGGGGTTTCTGATATATCCCCGTTGTTGTCGATATACAAATGAACTTTCATTCTGTTCTGAAGTTTGCCCTGTCCGGCACACAATAGATGGTTGATTCCCATCTGATCAGAAATAAACGACATCGGAATTCGGTTGTCATTGTTGTATGTTCCACTAATCACTGTGGATTGAACAACAGACAACTTGACCTTGACTTGTCTTGTGTCTTCTGCTTTGTATGCCTGAATCTGCAATCGGTAGCCATATGACTCTAGCATTGTTTCGATTCCATCAAGCGCATTGACATATAGTGGCATCTGATAATTGCTTATAACACATCCACTGTCTGCTGTCTCAACCTCGAAGAATCCACCAAGTGCTCCGTTCATAATGTTCGCAACAACCTGATTGGCTTCTCCGTTAGCATAGTAATAATCTTGACCTGACGGCGGACAAATGACTTTTGATAACGCAATCAATCCTCTCCAAGTATAACCTCGGTAAGTTGTGTAGCCTTGTTCTGTTGAATCAAAGCTATATTCAACTATTCCACCAAGTTCTGTGTCTGGAATGTACCAACCATAGAAAGGTTTAGCCGAATTCAATTCAAAATCGTTTGTTGAATCATTTGTTGTGCCAACTTCAATATCAACATCAATGTCAGCCTGTCCTAACTCTTGATAATCTTCATCAAAAATAATCAAATCGGCTCACTCCTCTCTCTGTATATGGTCAAGTCTAATCCGTATGTTCTAGGATAATTCAAAATGAAATGTCCACTCGGGAACTTCTTAAATAAATCGCTTGAAGCGTCTCTGTAATCGAACACATTGATAATGTCTCCTGCTTCTGTAACAACATATGCCTGTCTACCAATTGGAGCTGATTGTCTCGAATCAATAACCATATATTGTCTCTGTCGGAGTGGATAATTGACTCTATACAAATGGTTATCAACTGAAAATTCAACTGATGGAGCGGGACCATAAGCAACCGCCTTGAAATAACTTGGCGAAAAATGTTGTGTATCTATATAGGTAGTAGTTGAACCGCCACTATATGAATACGGATAGCCATATTTCGTTTCTGTATATCCTTTTGCAGTTGGGTCGTCTCCTGTTTCTCCACTAGCAAATATCTCAATGTTTTGCTCCTGAATCCAAAATGGATATGGGCAATAGAACTCAACATCATTGATTGTATAAACCATTCCGTCATCCTGCGGATATGTGTCAGAAGTGATCATGTAACAATCTATGTATGAATTGCCCCAATATAATCTTCCAATCTGTTCGTGAGTGATATCGTATTCTGCCTCGAAGTGCAACCTCTCAATCAAGTCTGCGCGATATTGCCTGTTGCCTTTAAACTTAAATGTACAAGGAAGAATCTTTGCTTCTTTTGTGAACCGGTTCAAAACCTCGCCATATTGCTGTGGAATCACTTCTTTGTTCCATGAGTATTTGTGGAAATCTGCGCTCTGCAACTTGGCAGAACTAAAGGAGAGCAAGTCAAAACTCACTCCCCTACTTGTTACATATCTAACATTAGCCATTGATTACAACTCCCATTCCGCCTAACGCTCTTGTTACTTCTCTATTGTTCAAAACGATCTTTGTTGTTGCCGAACTTGCGCCATCTCGAACTGCTCCGTAGATTCTGTCATAGTCCAAAGGTTCTCCAAGCTGACTCTGAATGTCCAGAGCAACATCATTGACCGCATTTCTAACTAAATACTGCGCATTCTCAATTCCTGCTGCGAAGTTCTTCATCATATCCCCACCCGATTCGTTAAAATCAGATAATGGACCTTTTTCAGGTTCAGAGAAATGAAGATAATCAGAAATCAATTTTGCAACACCCTTGACCTTATTCTTCAAAGCGTTCCACATATGTTGGATGCCATTGATAAAGTTCTGAATCATATCTCTGCCCCAAGTCAGTGCTGAATTTGCCAAGCCACCAAATGTAGCTGCCATGCCCCAAACAAGACCGCCTGTGATATTGCCTGTTTGGTCAACACCTTTCTTGCAATTCGCAACAAGTCCATTCCAAGCTGTACCAACTGCATTTTTGGCATTGTTCCACGCATTACTTACTGATGAACGGATGCCCTCTGACTTCTCTGCAATAGAATCTTTCAATGATGCGAATTTGCCCTTGATTGACTCTGTCGCATTGCCGATTCCGTCTTTCATATTATTGAACACATCTTTGAACCAAGTCGAAATAGCTCCCCAGTTCTTAACAATTGCAATTACTCCAACAATCGCTGCAACAACTGCAGCTATAATTGGAAGGAATGGCGCTATTACTACCAACACTGAACCGATAATCGGAATCAATGTTCCACCAATGAATGTTGCTATTGTTCCGATAACAGTGCCAAGGCTACCCAACACAGGAAGAATTGCGCCCACAATCTTAATTGCTCCACCGATTCCTGTTACAAACTTTCCTACAACTGAAATCACTGGACCTATCGCAGCCACAACTAAAGCGAATTTGATAATTGCCTGTTGCTGTTTTTCTGACAAACCATTCCAGAACTTGCTCAACTTCTCAACTGCCTTGCTAATCATTGTCATTGCCTGTGTAATCATAGGTGCAGCCGCATTGACAAGGTCAGCTCCAACAAGTTTCATCTTATTGAGATTGACTTGCATCTGATCAATTGGGTCAAGTGTCTCGTTGAATGTGCTTTCAACATTTCCTGCGAAATCATCCATAGAAGTTCCAAGCTGTTCAAATGACAATCTGCCACTCTGACAAGCTTCTGCTATTGCAGGACCCGCCTTTGCTCCGAACAACTCAACTGCTTTCTGATATGCTTCTGTGTCAGTAGTCGCACTTGCCATTGTATTTTGCAATTCAGACATCGCTTCATTCATTGGCTTGCCTTCTGCAATCGCATTAGCTAGAGCTTTCTTCATTCCCGCCATCACAACGGATGTATCAATACCCTGTTTAGACAGATTTGCAATAAACATCGCTGTGTCACTTGCAGAGAATCCCATTTCTTTCATTGCCGCAGCATTACTTGTCATTAGACTAGCCAACTGCTCAACAGAAACGCCTGTGTCCTGCCCTGCCTTGTTCAATGTATCCAGGAACACTCCTGTCTGACTTGTGCTGATTCCAAACGCAGCCATCGCAGACTGAACCGAATCAACTGCGCTAGTTACATCTATTCCGTTTATTTTTGCGAACTGAATGAACTCTGAAGACAAATTCTGCAACTGCTTCCCTGTCACACCAAATCGAGTATTGACTTCTCCAACCGAATTGCCAACTTCGTCAAACGATGCTGGAATCGATGTCGCTATATTGTCTGCAACATTGGTCAGCTCTTTCAAAGCCTTGCCTGTTGCCCCTGTCTTTGTCGCTATATTGTCATAGGCTTCGTCTACCTCATGCCAAGCAACCGAAGCAGCCGCACCGACCGCAATAATTGGAGCTGTTACATTCTTGGACAATGACGAACCGATAGATGACAATTTGCTTCCTGCTGATTTGACATTATCGCCAATCTCTTGAAGTTTAGAACCCCAAGCGCCTAATACTCCACCACTTGCCTTGAGTTCGGCTTCTGTATTAGATATGGCAATGTTACATTTATTCAACTGCTCTTCCAGCTTCATTACTTGCTTGGAATTCGCGCCATATTTCTCTGTCTGCTTTGCAATTTCACTTGTCAGCAACTCTGCCTGTTGCTTTTGACTTGCCAATTGGCTTTTTAGAGCTTTTTGTCTTTCTAAATTACCGGCTATTGTTTGACCATTGTTCTTCATCTCCGTAGTCAACTGCTTGACTTGGCTCTGATAGGTCTTGGTCTGTTGGGTTATAGCCGACATATTTTGTTTATAGGTCTGCGCTCCGTCCAATTGGACTCTTACACCAATAGTTGCCATCTTCCATCCTTTCTATTCGAGTGACAATACCTCGAATATGTCCCATTTCTTTTTAGGTGGCTTTTGCTTTGCAGAACCATTTTCTATTGCTCGACACGATAATAAGTCTTGGAATTCTCCCCATCTTGTGTTCAGGGTTTCTTCTCTTGACATATTCATCTGATGCCCCCAATAGATAAGCCACGAATCTGTTAAATAGATTCTGTCATTGGCTCTGCCTTTTCGTTTTTTGGTTCGGTCTCAATCTCAACCTTGCCATCATTCGAAAATGACTCAAAAGCTGTATTTGATAACTCCATCAGCTCGTCTTCGGTCAGACAGTCCAGCTCTTCAATTGTGATTGGTTTTTCATCGAAATTTGGATTCAAGAATTTCTCCTTGCGACAATACGCTTCATTCAAAATAATGATGATGCGCTCAATTGTAGAAATCTGTTTGTCAAAGTCTTCTGTTGCCAAAACTTCATCAAGTTTACTGATGTTATTGTTTGGACACAACTTTGCCAACTGACGCTCTGCCCATACCGAGCGAATGAAATGCACTTCTCTCATTTAATAGTCCTCTCTTTCTCAAACAATAAGGGGTTGAAATTCAATCAACCCCCTTCCCTCATAAAGTTCTAACCCTGTGTGATTCCGAAGAATGTCTGAATCTTGGCTTCTGCTAATGCTTCTGTCGCAAGACCATCTCCAACCTTCTTCCACACTCCGTTGTCATCGCGAGTCAATGCGAATTCAAGTTCCTGTGTCTGGAAGTCAACTGACTCTTCCTGTGTAGCTCCACTCAATGTCTGTGGATTCAGAATTGCCTTTGTGAGAATAACAGGAGCATAAGATGTTACTCCACCGCTGATATATCTCATAACAAAACCGATTCCGACATACGGAGTCGCCTGATCATTGCCATAATTGAGAAATCCCTGCGCATCAGGAGCTGGAAGTCCTGCAATGAGTCTCTCTGCATCCTGAAGCAATCCATCAACAGTCAATGTGCAAGTTCCACCTGTGAACTGACCGCCAATTGTTTCAGCAATGATATTGTCTGCGTAAAAATTCTCTGGGTCAGAAGATTCAGGCTCAATTGAAACTTCAACACCCCTTGCGAGAATCTGTCCATCTGTGTAGCCTGTTGAACCGAGAACAGCTACATATGGCTTTGAAAATCCTGTGCATACCTTTCCGTTTGCCATGATTTTACTCTCCTTTCAAATTAAAAAAGAGACTAGCTCAATGCTAATCTCTAGGTTACTTTGTAATTTTGTCTATTTGCTCATCCAAGGCATCCTGCATCTCTGCGACCGCCTTCTTATTTGCTTTCGACATTGTCTTTTGAATAAATGGTTGCTTATACATAAAAGATGTACCTGCATTGATTGAGTTTGCTACCATTGGAAGTGGAATTTTCTCTCCGTTCTTTCCTGTGAAATAGCCATCGAATCCGACTTTAGTGTTAACCGAGTCGCCATCAGATTTCATACCGGCAACCCCTAGTCCATCCAACAAGGCTTGCTTGTCTTCTGGGTAGCAATATCTCATTTTTGACCTAGCGTAGTTATCAGAGGTTTTGAGAGTGCGAACCTCGTCTCTCATTATGTCTGCCACTACTCCCGCGCCTTTGTATATTGCGACCTTTTGGACATCTTCTATGTTGGTTACTTTCTCCAACATAGCCAAAGTCTCATCCAACCCACTCGTTTTCAAATCCATCTTCATATTATATCAGCTCCCAATCCCAAGTATAATGAATCAACTTGGTTGCATCTTCGTACTGAACAGAATTCAAGGTCCATCCACAACCTTCAATCGAATTTAATTTCTCTTGAATGTCATCAGCGAGTGAATCAAACTCTGTCTGTGTGAAGAAATCAAGTGTGCCATTCAACACTTGGTCTTGCTTGTCATTGTCAGAGTGGAATGAATCAGCTTCGCCTTGCTCTGCCCAGACTGCATATGGTAGCTCAAAATCATCGGGTCTCTCGAAGTGATACACATCGAGTCCCTCAATCTCAACCAAATTCAGATATAGGTTAGATAGTAGGCTCTGCATAGATTTCATATGTCTTCTCCATTCTAACAAGTGTTAGGTCGATTGCATCTTTTCCAATGACTTTCTGCATAGCATCAACTTGATACTGCGCCTGATCATCAAAGGTCACAACCATACCTTCGTTAATTTCTGTATTGAAACATCTTATCAGGCTATCAATTCTGCGATTTGCTCCAAGCGCAGCATACATTCTCTGAACACCAACCTGTCGCTCCTCATAATATGCCTGACCTTTTCTGACGAGTTTCTGAACAGGCTTCAGACCTTTTGGAGAGATGTTCTCTAATGAATAATAAGTCAACAATCCCTGCTCATCCATTACTCATTCCCCCAATCTGTGTAGCCAGTAGCCATAGACAATTGAGATTTCTGCTCGTCATAACTCTTCTGTAAAAAATCAACATTGTCAGGATTGCCAAAATGGATTTTGCAATAAGTGATAATAGCCACATCGCAAATCGAATCCAACTCATCAGGAAGTGAAACCCCTGCAATACCTAAATCAACCTTTGCTGATTCTATCAACATATTCAATTCTGAATCGAATGTTGTCGAAGTTACTCGACAAGCAATCTTCACATCGTCTAACAATGCCATGTTCTAATCCTCTTTCTTAACTGATTTCTTTGTTGCCTTCTTTGGTGCAGATTTAGGTTCGAGAGAACTAGCAAGTCCTCTCGATACCATATCATCAGCTCTGTCCTTGTCGACATCAATAATTGTGCCGACTCCATACATTGCGTGAGTAATCTTATCTGCAAAAGGCTTTAACACCTTAACTCTCATAAAGCACCGCCTATGCTTCTGCTGGCTTTGTTAAGAGAGCAAATGACTTGTCTCCGATAACACCAAGTCCAACATAAACCTTGCCGAGAACCTCTACAAGGTCTTCCTTCTTACGAGTTAACTCATCGAATGTGTACTCAATCTCTTCTCCATTAGGGAAGTTTGCAAGAGTACCTTCTGCAAAGTCTCCAACGATTGCGTAAACTGCTCCTGTTGAAGCTGAACCATATACAGGAAGTGAATTGTTGAAGTGAACATCGAATCCCTCGAATGGGTCTACATTGTAGCCATTAGCGTACTGCGCAGCCTTAAACAATGCCCATGTACCCTTGTTCATTACAACAACAGGATTTGTTGCTTCATCAGATAACTGACCAAGTGCCTGTGCTACTGCTCCAACAACAGGTGCTGTCTCAACCTTGTTAGCTGAAACTGATGTTGCTGTTGCTGTTGCTGGAAGTGCAGCAATCTGTCCAATAAGCAAATCAGCCATCTTCTTAACGATTCTGTATGCCAACTCATCATAGATGTACTGGATGAATGCTTCTCCACGCATAGCCATAACCTCATCAGAGAATGACTTCCACTTCTTAACGAATGCAGGAACAATTGAGATGATGCCTTCAACAAGCTCTTCCTCTGCAACTGCGCCAGAACCTTCTGTGTGAACAACTGCATCTGATCCAGAGATTTCAAAGTTGACCTTGAGATTTCCCTTGACCTCTGTCTTTGGTACAAGATTCATAATCTCGTTCTTGTCCCAAGCTGTCTTGATGATGTCGTAAACCATATCAGGAACTGCAATTGTTCCATCAGTTGCGTTTGTTGTGAGAAGCGCAGCACGAATCTCATCGTCCTTGCCTGTCTTCAAATACTCTGCGTATAAATTCATGTACTCCTGTGAGTTTCTGAACTCCTTGATATCCTTCATATCTTTTCTCTCCTCTGTCTTGATTTCCTTTACTACTTCGCCAGCTCCACTCGCTACCATTGAGCGAATCTCTGCTTTCTTGGCTTCCTCTGCTTTTCTTGTCTCAAGCTCTTCGTTGATAGAACGCATCTCTGACTCTAACGAATCAAGGTCTGCTCCGTCATTCTCAAGCTCTGCCACAATAGCGCTCTTTCTTTCCTCAAGCGCATCAATTGTCATGTCCTTTAACTCCATAATGACTGCTCCTTTTCTTTTATTGCATTGATAAAATTCTGATTACTTGCTTACGACGCTCAATCGCTCTTGCTTCGGCTTTTACATTCTCCAATGATGTCTTGGCACTATCCAGCGCACTTGACAAACCTCTTGCCTGAATTGATGTGTCTTCGTAAGCTGGGAAAGTAACAGCTGACACTTCAAAAACCTTTCTCAACGAAACGATATGTCTTGTTGGGTGGTCAGTGTCAATGTCTTCCCATCTATCCTCATCAGCAACAAACATAAATGACATTCCATCAATGTCTCCACGCTCGACTGCTGAATAAAGGCTCTTTGCTTCTGCGTTGTTTTCAGTGTCCAAATCAACACGAATCAACATTCCCTGCTCATCAACTGTCATTTGCATTGTTGAATTAACTGTGTTGTTTCGACTTCTAGCCAACGGAATCATATCCGTATTGTGGTTAACTAGGAATCTAACATCTTTTAGATCAGTGTTGTCCAACGCTCCTTTGTCAATGATTTCGTCATACCATCCGAGGTCTGTTCTCGAATCATACACAATTGGTCTACCTTCTAGGAAATTGCCATGTTCTTCGTTGTTATTGGCTCTCACTTCAAAGGTAAAGGCTCTAATTTCTTTCTCCATTTCTACTCCTTTCCATCATCCGATGAATTAAGTTTTTCATCCGCGTTGTAATACTCGCCACGAATGATATATTCATCCCCACCTTCAACCGGTGGAAGATTCCAAATTTCCATAGCTTGATTACGAGTGATAACACCTCTATCAAGCAACTGAACAGAAACATTCAGCTTTTCATTGTTGCTTAAATACTGAAGCCTATTCGCACTAGCCACAACCTTGTTACCGGTGCTCTGCTCTCTCAAAGTGAACAACATTTTTGTTAAGACTTCGCTGAACTGAATAGCAAATGGCTCAATTGCTCCCTCATAGAAAGCAGTCCAAGCATCGCCATAGGCTCTGTTCTGCAAAATGTCCTCGTTAACTCCAAAATACTCAAAGACACTCTCTCGAATTTCCTTCATCTGTACTGCATTGAGCACCCAAGGTTTATTCTCAATCTGATGAATGTCTTGATATGTATTAGGGAACAGCAACAAGCCACCGCTTTCTGCTTCCCTTCCAAAATTCTTTTCAGAGAACCTCTTGCGCTCATTCTTTAGGTCTTCTGGCTTCGAGAAGTTTGTTATCTTCGCCCAGAATCGATATGAAGCACTCGACTTTGTTGCTTCCTGAATTCCCTGATTCTCAATTGAAATCAAATCAAGTGTTGGCATCAACGCGTGGTTATTCTCTCCAAGAATGTCATCCTTGTACTGGAACTTGTTCATAATGCCGACATATTCCATCTCAATAGATGCAGTGTTGCCATCTCGGAATTTGTACCTCAAATATGGAACTCCGCCATACTGAACAACTGCACATTGTTCTGGAATGCAAGCAAAAATCCCTGATGGCTCTCCGTACTCATCAAAAACAGGTGTGATGAACGCGGTGTTGTGAACCTCAAGGATTGTCGCTAGTCGATATAAGAATTGTGTCCATGTCTGGAACTGATTTGGAGCTTTCTGCAACTTACTCCTCAATGAAGGTCTTGCGGTTCCTAGAACATCAACCTTCAACTTTGAAATGTGAGTTGCTTTCGCATTGATACAAGCTCTTATCAATTCGCTCTCATATATGCCACCCATATAAGGTGTGAATTTTGCTTCCCTTCCGCTGAACATTTTGAACTTTCCTTCATACTGTCCTTGCGGTTTTGGGCGGTTACCTAAAAACACATCAAAAATGCCCATTGTCTACTCCTTTTATTTATTAGCAATATTTCCAATGGTATCCACCATAGGTTTTTCGTTTTCCTCGCAGGCAAGCACTAAGGTTCTGATGGCTTAGACCTACCCATTCTGCCGCATCTGTTAAGCTTTCAAACTTCCTGTTTAGCTCTATACACAAAACCGGCTTGCACTGGCATTGATTTCTTATCTTCATATCTTCTTTATGTTTAATTCTATTCTCTTCAACAGAATAGAATTTTTTGAGTGTTTCACTCGTTTTCTTTTTCGCCTGTTCAGTTCTGCTCTTTCCTTTTTGAGCCTCGCTTATGCGCCTTCTCTGCTCTTCATCTTTGAAGCGTTCCCTTTGTGCTTTGCTAATGTTCTTTCTTGCCTCGGGACTTCTCTTTTTGTTCTTCATACTGCGCATGGCTTTTTCTCTATAGGAATCATCTTCCCATTTCTCTTGCACCTTTTGTGACATCAACTTTTTTGTTTCTTCCGTTGGTGCATTAGCATTTCCGCCCATTGTTGTGTTATATCCATAGTCGGCAGAAAACAATTTTAGCTCCTTAATAAAATGCTCCTCTATATTCTCCGCACACTCTTTTGAGAGATTGTCGTAGAGAAGAACATGCCTTATATTGTTCCAACCATATTTATTTATGGCTTTTCTCATAAGCGGTTGTGTTCTTGAATATCCCTTTCCATTTCTCCATCTTTTTTCTAATGTTTGTGATGTTATTCCAACATAAACTTTGTCGTTAGGAAAAACATGTGCATATACTTTATACATTATTACCTCGCTAGTAATATTCGCATTAAAAGGCGATTCAATGAAGTGCGATTTCTTCACTTTCGGGAGCTACCCTAGAACCGCCAAAGTTACTCTTAATTTTTAAGCTGTTCTCCAATTTGGCAATACCATTTAGCTCTGACACACATCGCATCTGACAAGGCTGCCATTCCATCAATGTGAGCTGTTGGGTTCAACTTGATCAGGCGCCCTCTTGCCGAATTGGTTTCTATTTTTATCGCACTATTCAACAAGTGCATCTTTAGCAAATCATTGTCTCCGATATGGACCTTACCATCTTTCATCAAGCCTTCAATCTCTTGTAGGACTCCCCACAAATTTGTGCCCTGGTAAACATCATCCACATGGAATCCGTAGTTGCTCAAATCTTGAATCAGGTATTGAGCCGAATATCTGTCATATCCTGTTTGAAGAGGAAGTATCTCCAAATCTTCCACCAAGTGAACCAACCAATTGTAGCAATCGTGATAGTCAACATAGTTGTCTCCACTAGGTTCGAGCAAACCTCTCTCTATATAGAGATTGTATGGGACATTGTCTCTCGCAATAGCTTCTTCGATTCGCTCCTTTGGCAACCAAAACTTGGCGAAGACATAAAACTCTCCGTCTCGCTCAATCACTACAACAGCAGCAGTCAAGTCGGTAGTTCTCGACAAATCAATGCCGGCTACACAATAACTTGATCTGAAATCTTCAATGTTTAGATGCTCTCCACAGCACTTGGCTATTGTTTTTGTATCAAGCCAAGCAAGTGATGAGTTCTGTTTAATGTTGCAATACTTAACCATGAACTCTGCTTTCTTTGGCAGAGAACCTTCGGCAATTGCAATCTCTTCCAGAAGGTAATCAACTGAAACAGACACACCCAAGTTTGGATTTGCTTTCTTTAGTTCGTTGATGTCATTCCATTTCTCGACATCATCTATCATATACAGGAACGGGAAGAACTTTGTTTCCTTTGAATCTCCCAATAAAAAACGAGTCGCCCTTTTCATCAACTCATCATAAATTGAATCATTGATGTAGCCACTCGTTGTGCAGGAAATCATCAAAGGCTCTTCTCTTGCTCCTTGACCTGATTTCATAACATCATATTGTTTTAGTCCTTTGTCTCCTTCCCAAGATGCGACCTCATCACAAATACAAACGCTTGGGTTGAATCCATCGGACTTCTTTGCACTGAATGCCACTTTCTTTACAAGCGAATTCAATGCAGGGAGATACAAGTCTGTCATCCTATGTCTCGGCAAATCAGAATCGTCAACTCTTTCTCTGTTATCTCGCGCAGCTTCAATCTCGGCTTTGCGTTCGATGTACTCTGGGTCCAACTGAACCATCTGCCAAAGGTTGTTGTAGACTATATCCGCCTGATCAAGTTTGGGAGCAAGGTTATATATCTTCGCTCCATACTCATCTCCATTAGTGAAGTGATATTTTCCAATGCCACTCGCAATCAGCGACTTACCATTTTTTCTTGCTATAACCAGAAGCACTTCTCTAGCAACTCTATGTCCCATCCCATCAACTATGCCATAGATGACTGACAGGAACGCTTTCTGCCAAAGCTCCAACTCAATTGGATTTGGTGCTTTCGGTCCTTCAACATGGAAAACATGATGTTCAAAATATTCAATTACTTTCATCGCCTTCTTGTGGTCGTAGAAGAACTTTTTCTCTTCCAAACCATTGACGATGTACTCATATAATAGTTCAATCCATTTGCCTACGACCTGCGAGCCATCTTTCATGCCTTGGTAATAAGCAAGGATATAATTCTCTGTTTTCTTCTTCGCCATACTTATTCAAACTTCCTTTTAAGTCAAAACAACTCGACCTGCTTCATGCAAAATCGAGTCATCTTCGGTTGAAAATATATTTTTTCGAGGTTACCCTTATTCGTCCTGATAAAGTTATCCACTTATCCACAATGGGGGGGCTATACCTTTCCGTCAAGGTTCGAGTTATCAACATTGTCATCTGAAATTTCAACTGTCTCATTCAATATCTTCAATGCTTTCTGTATTGGCGTTGGTACTGGCAACCCCAACTTGGTTCCGTTCTCCATAATAGATAGAACTTCTCCGACAGCATACATATAGCAAACTCCAATTCGGATGTAGTCAACTTTCAGCATCACATCAAGTCGATGCGCAATAATAATATAAATGAATATGAACATCTTCTTGAACAGTCCTCTTGTTGCCTTGTTCGATTCCAGATCATGATTGTACCAACCACACATCAACCCTGTTATGTAATCTAATACAATTACAGTTAACAGGAATTCTAGGCTGCAATCAAAAGTCCCAAATAAATGTTCAATTAAAGTTAACATTCCACCTACTCCTACACAAGTGCTAAATTTTTGAATCGTCTTCGTCATTTATAACAACCTCTCCATTGTCATTGATGTAATATCTGGCGCCATTCTTTTTTCTCCTTTTCTGTTTAGGATGCAGTTCTGCGTGGCAATCTCTGCAAACTAACTGCAAGTTGGCAAACCCATAGGCGAGTTGTTCATCGTGTATCTTCTCTGAATCCATCTCGATGATATGATGTACAATCTCGCCTCGTTTGATTAGTCCTTTACTTAAGCATATCTCACAAAGTCCACGAGCTTTCTTGTAATAAGCTTCGCGAACACATCTCCATTTGTTTGATTTATAGAACGCTTCCTGTTCAGTTCGGTTTTGTTCGTAAAAACTCATCTAACTCCACCATACAAGGCTGACATATATCCTTTGTCACTGACATCATCTGTGAATTCTTTACTCTTCTACCAAGGTTCAGGATGTCATATGGAATTACTTCCACCGGTGTTACATCCAGTTCCTTTGGCATTTCAGCTCCGCATCTATCACAGTATCTTATTTTTCTTTTAATCATAACCAATCTCCTCTCTTCTCCCCACAAAGAAATAACCCATCTAGTCATTTGACTAAACAGGTTATCTCTGAAAATGCATAATGTATGGGGATTCTTTAGGAAGTATGAAAAAGTTTTAGCATCACAACCAACTTTTCACGATACCATTATAACACATATAAAAGTGCTTTTTGGTGCTATTTGGTGCTATTTTGTGTTCCCCACCATATAGTTATCATTTTATGTTCTGATAGAATATAATCTA